GCCTCTTTTAAATTAGTCTGCATATTATTTATTTTAACGATTAAAAAAACGTGTGATTAAAACGCCAAGGTTTACACCGGTAATTCGTTTAATATTTTCCGAAATAGAATAAAGCTCCACCGTTGCTATTAAGAACGCTGCCATGTACGTTATATTTGGAAGGCTAAACGTATTCCTTGCACCCTCGAATATGAGGATACCACAGAAATAAACGACTATCTTTTCCATTGTTCTGTAAAGTCCTTTGCTATTTATCTTTTGCAATTCTTTCTTTGCAGCCAGGATTCCCGTTCCCATGTCCGCAAAAACAACGAAAATTGTAAATATCAAGAATCCTTTAATCGGTATGAAAAATGAAAATATCCAGCCACAACAAATAGCGTAGGTTATCTTTTCCCATCCAAGATGAAGTAAGTTGTAAATTGTTGTTTTCATGTGTTTTAATTATTAATTTTCGCTTCTTTGCATCATTATCCAATTTGTACCATCGCTTACAAGTGTAACCGCTCTATTAGTTGTTGGATTTAAAATAGATGTTACAGGACTTCCAGTAGGAGGCGATGTAAAAGGAATAATATTTGAAGAAAAAGATATTATTTGACCTGCTCCTGATTGGCGAATATGTAATTCCTTGCCAGGATAAGTAGATGCATTTGGAAGAGTTATTGTTGTTAAAACACTTGTATTTATATCTTGCCATGTGGTATTTACACTTACTGTAAAAGATGAGCTTGTAGAATATGCATAATTACGCTCCAACCAATTAGTTTTTACTCTTCCTCCAAATGTACCTGTAGAACTTACATCTAATGTACCTGTAAATGTTTTGTTTCCTGCAAAACTTTGAGTAGTAGTGTTTACTACTCCCGAAGATGCAGCACCTGCATCTGTAATAGTAATATTAGGTGTAGCACCTCCAGATGATGATAAAGGCGTAGATGCCGTAACGCTTGTAACTCCTCCGCTTGTTGCGCTTAATACTCCACCCGATAAAGATAAACCACTGCCTAATGTAACTGTAGCAAATCTATCTGTAGAAGATAATCCTGCGAGCCTTGTAGCTTGATAGGTGTAATTTTTAAAAAAAGCTATCCCATTAAATTGCGAATATCCCTCAAATACTTTATCCCCACTAAATTGCTGTGTTCCTGTTGAGCTTACAATTCCAGCAGTTCCAAAAGCCGCAGTAGCTACACTTATAACTGGTGTTGTACCTCCTGTTGATGATATTGCACCACTACCACTAACAGAGGTAACAGTGCCTGTGGGAATAGCCTGTGTAGAAAGTAAGCCGCCAGAACCTGCAACAACCATTCGAGAGCCTGTGCCAGCAAGATTTGATAAAGTGGTTGCGCCTGTGACACCGAGGGTGCCATTGACATCTAATTGGTATTCAGGACTTGTATCATTTATGCCAACATAACCACCAATATTACTTATAGTTAATTTTGCGTCTCTTAAATCTGCACTTCTTCCACCATTTGCGTATGATACATTTAATAAATGTATTTTTCCAGTTGCATCAATAAAAGGAGAAATTTCGTTTCTTTGAAAAACAATGGCACTTGAACGATAGTCGTAGTTGGGTTGACGATATCCAAAGTGAATACCTGCCCATTGAAATTGTTGGATTTCATTTGTACCAACTGAAACAAAATCATTTACATTTGAAAAAACTTCTAAAGGTTTATAAGCAAAAGGGAAACCTATTGCCATGCTTCCTGAAAAGACAGCATTTGTCCCCGTCAACCCTCCTGTCAACGTTCCACCTGTCAATTTTAAATAACTTGAATCAGCAAGTCCCGTGCGCAAGTAACTTGAATTATCATAGCTTATCGTTGTTCCACTTGCTTTGACAAAACCAGTGCCATTCAACTTTACTTGATAAGTCGAAGCCGCTACGCCACTACGCAAATAATTAGTAAGCATAGATGATGTATCACTAACTAAAAGAGCTGCCGTTGTATCTCTCCATAAACCACCTTTATAATACAAAGATGAACTTTCAACAGGTGATGTAATTGAAACATCATGAAGCTCTGATAATTTATAACCCGATGCCACTCGTATTGCTATTGTTCCTGTGTTTATTGCTGAATTGATACAAAAGCCAATAGGCATATCAATATTAGGTGCAACTGGTTCAACGTCTGTCCAAACACCTGCAACCGTTGGCGAAGGGTAAAGGATCGCACCAGCCGCAAAGGTATCAGTGTTAACCTGCCTTATTTTGCCAAATGAAATAACATACCCATCCTCACCATTACTTAAATCGTGTGCCGTTATTCCAAGTAAATACTTTGCATCTATTGAGCCGTTGGCAATAAATTTTGCAACGGTTATCCTGCCACTTGCGCCAACCGTGCCATTAGCATAAACAATACTACCTTTGGTAATGGTCGAGCCTGTTTGATTCTTAACTAACCAAAAGTTTTTAAATCCAATTTCATTTGGTACATTGTCATTTAAACCTAAAACAACGGTTGCCAAATCAGAATCCCATCGCATTTTTGCAGTATCGACATTGTTCGTAGGAACACCTACATTAAAAAACAATGAATCTACAGGCTGTGTAAAACTAGAACCACCACCACCGCTAATTAAATTCCAAACGTTGGAAGTAAAATCAAAAGAGTATAATTTTAAATTTATTGTGTCAATAATTACCCATGCGTTTTGGTTGTTTATTGGTTGTATGGATGCTGTGTCGGAAATTGAACCGCGCCAAACAAGCCCGTCGGCGGTGGTCTGGAAACCCAATCTTTGCTTGTTACCCGTGTTTGGATATTGGGCAATAGCAAAAGTAGAGGCAATAATAATTAAAGCCATTGATAGCCCTTGCCGTTTATTGCCTACTTTGTCAATAGCTTTGCCTATAAACTTTCGAGCTATTCCCATGACTAATTCATTTGCTAAAACTTTGGCAATATTCCCAACGGCTTTTAAAAACTTTCTTTCTTTTTTAGGTGCTTTTATTTCTTCCATTAATTTATGTTTATAGCAAATACAATGTAATTACTTCCATCGTAATGGCTGTTTGAATCTATGGTAATGGTTGCAGGTAATGTGATAGTATATTGACTATCTACTAATTTTTGCCCATTCTGGTAAACGTGAATAGATGCGTTTAAATTTGTTGTGGGTAGCTTCCCGTTATTCTGTGTCCATGTCAATACATTAGAAGTAGTATCAAGAAATTCTTGATTAAATATTGCAATGGCTGAACCTGTAACGGTCACATTGTTTATTGTTTCTGTGACATTATTATTAACCACTCCACCACTTCCGGCATTGTTTGCAACCTGGTTAAAGTCACGAGGTTTAGATAATACTGTGCGTTCTGTATAGTTAGGCATCTAATTCTATTTTAAAGTAATCACCCTGCCAAATCTCTGTTTTTAAATCTAAACTACCTCTTTCAAAAACGTAATATCCAGATGAATATTCTATCACTTTATGAGGAAGGTAAGGATTATCAACAGATAAATTTTGGAATGGCATATCTACCATGCGTAGCTTTGGAGTAAGTTGTCCGCGAATAACTTCGTTTACTAATAGCTGTGTGACGTTATTAAAGCCCGATCCGTTGCCTACATCCCAACTGCTACTATTTTCATAAGTGCCAGATTCAAGAACCTTTAATCCTCCATCTGTTGTTTTACTTGGCCCATCACCTATATATGTATCAAGGCTAAATACTGTGGAAGATTTATCATCGTTATCAGAACCATATTCAAGAATATCGCTTTGTCCTGATACGGCACCGGTAGGTAAAAATTCAAGGTAATTATTGCTTAGTAAATAAGATACGGCAAAGTTAGAAATTATACTTGTTCCTGCCTCATTTCTCATTTGCTTTAAACGCATCTCCCAGACATACTCCGCACTTTCTGGTATGTCTAATGTATCAAATGTGATAGTTTTATAAGCAACAAAAGCAGCATCGGCCGTTATTGTTTCTGTGTTAAATTCATATTCATAAAAACTATTCTCCCAGGTTGCAGGCTCTAACTGAAAGTTAAATCCATTCGTGTAAGTCACGCCTCTTTTTAAATACTTGTTTTCTTGCTTTACTTGTAATGACTTTATTTTACCGGTAAATCCTGGTGATGATACACTATCTAATTTTAATGTATCTGTATTAGTGGATAAAATAACATAATCGTAATCTCCACTTTCTGTAATTGTTTTAGTTACTCCTCCTAATCTTAATCTTAAACTACCAGCATTATCAATTTCAACTTTAATTTTAACATAATACTTTCTACCTGACGTAACTGTAAATGTCGTATAGTATGCCTCCGTAGCTATTAAAGTACCTTCAAGTATTTTATTATCAATAATCCATCCACTGCCTAATGTCCAGTTAGCTGATTCAAAACCTTGTAAAGGAAAGCTATTTATTATAGATGCTACTTTAACAGCAAATACAAATTGAAACGGCTCAAAGTTTACAGGGTTTAAAGCCTGTGCATAAAATCCAAGTATGCCAGTGTATGACAAACGAGCATCCGGATTAGATGCATCTAATGTGGGAGTAGTCGTAATTACCGGAGTGCTATTTGTTGCGTAGTTGTATTCTACACCTGCTAATAAGTTCTGTTTAGCAAAATGATTATAACGTATTACCACATTTTTTAAAGCAGGGTAATAAGTCCATTTACCTCCGCTCAATCTCATTAAGTCACTTCCCGGTAGATTGGTCTGAATATTTGATAAAGTTAAATCTGCGGTAAATATACCTGATTGCTGAATGCCAAAAGCATTATATTTAAAGTATCTTTTAGTTGCTGGAGTTCTTGAATATTCATTGACCTGAATAAACCAATATTGATTCCCACTAAATATTAATCTCGCTCCAAACGTTTGACAAAT